AATGCATCAACAGGTGGTTTACAAACTATTTGGATTTTGGGTGGTTCTGGTAACACAATCACATCATGGACTTCAAATGGTGATAACCAAGTTACTGCAGCATCTGGTTCAGGTGTATTCTACAAGTTTGAACTCACTAAACAAGGCTCTTCATTCACTGAAGACATCGGGGTGAACACAACTGCTCAGTCAGTAGTATTCCAACCGACATTGGTAATGAACTTACCAAGAATGGACAAAGATTTGAGAAATGTATTCCAAAATCTTGTTTCACAAAATAACATCTATGCTATCGCAAAAGACAACAACGGTCGTTATTGGACAGTTGCTTGGCAGAACGGAGCATTGGTAACCGCAGGTTCTCTTGCATCAGGATTGGCTTACACAGACCTTAACGGTATGTCAGCACTTACAATCCAAGGTGGTGAACCAAACGCAACACAAGAAATCCTTGTAACTACTACTCTTGGAGCAATATTTACAGGTATTACGGTTCAAGCGTAATTAAAAATAATAATCGGCACCCTTCAACCCTGAGGGGTGCCTTTTTTAAGCCAAGAACAAACAAATGAAGTGGAACGGTAGAACATACAGACCAGCAAACGCACAATACATAACAAAGAAAAAACCCTTTGATTTTCAGGAAGCATTAAAACCATATGGTGAGAAAGAATTGCCAGTATGGAGTGCTATCGTTGGTGTGAATAATGAGACCTCATCGGCTCCATTGCCTACCCCAAGTATGACTCCCACACAGACGATTACTAATACTCCCACACAAACACAAACTAATACTCCTACGAATACAGAAACACCGACTCCTACACCATCGGTTACACCATCACCACAAGAAGTATTATGGGTTGCGTCAAATGGTAATGGTGTTGAAGGTTATTCAATTGACTCAAGTGGAACAACTTGGACGAGAACAACAGAGTCATCTACAAGTCCAATTCACTATACCTTTGGATTAGCATATAATGGAACAAGATGGGGTAGTGCTGGTGATTATTTACCATCAGGGGCAACCTTTTTCAAACAATCATATTATTCTGATAATGGTTATGAATGGTTCACAGGAAATACAAGTATCAATTCATTATTTACAGGTAATGTTTCAGAAGTAGCGGCAAATAATTCAATATGGTTAATCGGGGCAACATCAACTTATAATGGAATATTATTAAGTGGATTTACAACTCTTGGATATTCTTATGACGCAATAACTTATTCTGCCGCAACCATTACACCAACAGGTGGAAGACCACAACCATCTACAGTATCAGGATTTGCTTTTGATGGAAATATGTGGATTGCTGCGGCAACTTCAACAGGAACAACAACAGGTGGAACAAGAGCATTATATTCATATAACGGAATAAATTGGTCTGGTTTAACATCACCATTATTTTCAGCAAACACTAACTCTGTTGCCTATGGAAATGGTAAATGGGTAATGGCTCAAGGAGTTAGTAGTAATAACGCCAAACTTATGGCTTCTACTGATGGATTTGATTGGACTGCTTCAACTAACGCAAATGCCTTTGGTATTTTTAGTGGAAGTATAAGTCCAAGTACTGTTATATTCTTTGATAATAAGTTTGTGGCGTCAACAAGTTCATTAAGTGGTGCGGGTCATACACAAATATGTTATTCTGTTGATGGTTTAACTTGGTCTGCTTCAACGGACGCAAAAGCGATAATGTCAAGAGGAATTAACCATATGGCATCAAACGGAACTATTCTTTTGGCATCATCAGTATTAACAAGTCCATCAAGAAATGAATTATATATTTCTAATAATGGTGTTAATTGGTCGTTGAACTCAAGTAATATAAGTAGTGTATTTGGTTCTAGTGCCATTAACACAATCGCAAGTAATGTGGTAATTCAACCACCACCAAACCCGACACCTACCCCGACAATTACTTCAACACAGACACCAACACCTACACCGACTAATACAGGGACTCCTAATCCAACACCTACAAATACTCCTACCCCATCATCAACACCAATACCATTATTTGTTGCTGGTATGGAGAATGCCCCGTCAGGTCTATTAGGTTATTCAACTGACGGAAATACTTGGTCAGCATCAACAAATACAATATTTCAAACTGTTAATGCCATTACTTATGATGGAACAAAGTTTTTATCGGTTGGGTCTCCAACAATATCAAGTGGAAATACTATTGCGACTTCAACAAATGGTTTGACTTGGACGGCAGTATCCAATACAGGAGCTCCATTAATATATTCTCTACAAGATATTATTTGGAATGGAAGTAAGTATGTTGCTGGTGCAACTTATTTTGGAGGAATTAATAATGCAAGTTTATTGTATTCAAATGATGGATTGACTTGGTCAGCATCAACAAATGGTAATTCAATAATCAGTAGCATAGCTTATTCATTAGCGTGGGACGGAAGTAAGTTTGTTGCTGGTGGATTAGGAACAAATGTTTTAGCCCATTCAAATGATGGAATAACTTGGTCGGCATCAACAAATGGTAATTCAGTATTTAGTGATAGATGTTTAAGTGTTGTTTGGAATGGAACAAGATTTATTGCTGGTGGATTAGGAACAAATGTTTTAGCCCATTCAAATGATGGATTGACTTGGTCAGCATCAACAAATGGTAATTCAGTATTTAGTAATCGTGTTCATACAGTAGCATGGAATGGAACAAGATTTGTGGCTGGTGGTCAAGGAACAAATGTTTTAGGATATTCAACTGACGGATTGACTTGGTCGGCATCAACAAATGGTAATTCAGTATTTAGTAATTCTGGTGGTATTCCACCAGAAGTTTTAAGTGTTTCTTGGAATGGAAATAGATGGGTTGCGGTTGGTTCTTATGAACCAAACTTTTTAGAACAAGTTCCACAAATTGCTTATTCTACTGATGGTATTACTTGGACTGCCGCAACAAACACCACATCAGTATTTGGAACTGTTGGTCAGATAAACGCTGTTGGTTCTAAACCAGCTCCTAATCTTTATCCACCAAGATAATGTATTTAATTGAAGGAATCGCATTTGATGGATATGATATTGAAAGTGTAAATCTCAATTTAATAACTTGTGTTTTAACCCTAAATGTAATATACCACAGAGACCAAAAAAAAATAAAAAGATTGAAAGAGTTTATATTTCCAACCACTTGTGATGTAGATATAAATGAATATATTAAAAAAGTTGAAGCACTAATACATGGCAAGGATATTCTATAGAAAAAAGTTTAGTAACTATTTGGGAGAACAAAGAGCGATAGATGATATTGTTGTCGCTTATACTACTGACCCGACACCAACTCCTACGCCTTCTATTACACCAAGCCCAACTCCTACAGGAACTCCTACGGCGACGCCTAATCCAACATCTACACCTACCCCGACTACGACACCGACAAATACAACGACACCTACAAATACCCCAACTTTAACACAGACCCAAACTCCAACTCCTACCGACCCAAGAGCTTGTAGAACATATACAATCGCTTCTACGAGTTTTTCAACAGTTGTTTTTAATTGGACTAATTGTGATGGAACACCAGCCACCAAAAATGAAAGCTTTTTTAGTTCCAGCAATATATGTGCCAAACAAGGTTCAGTATCTTCTGGAAGCGGCTTCGGTTTTTCAATAACCGATATTGGAACTTGTCCTTTACCGACACCAACCGCGACACCTACTAACACCCCTACACCGACTACAACTCCTAACGCTCTTTGTCCTCAACAACTTATTTTAAGTGCTTCTTCACCGAGCTACTTATACGGACTTTACAACAGAGCTACAATTTATACTGGTGGAACATTTGAGACCGCTTGGTATAACTTTGATGATAACGTAATGAACTATGGAACTAACCCTGACGGAAACGACTATGTGGCGTTCTCAATCAATTCGGGTAGTGATTATACTTCATTATATTGGAGTAGTGATATATTTGGTAATGATGGTAATTGGACTATCGGTTATTCAACAGGAAACACATTATTTAACGGAGGAACTCTAATCAGTTCAATTATATTGGATACTGACTCTTTGGTTAGTGGTAGTTTGTTCTTCCCACCAAATGGTTTCTTACAATTTAATGGTGGTTATATCAATTATCCTGCGTCTTGTCCTACGCCTACTCCTACCGCAAGTGCGACTCCAACTTTAACACCGACACCGACATCTTCACCAGCATCACCATTAGACCCTGACGCATTCCAATACTTGAATGCCGTTGTAACTGCGGGGGGAACATTAAACTCAACAATTTCAGCAGCGACAAACACATTATATACTAGTTTGAAATCCGCAGGTCTATATTCTAAATTATCAGTATTCTATCCATTTATTGGTGGAACTTCAGCATCACATGCGATAATGGGTAATAGAACATCAGGAACTACATATGATATTACTTGGGGTGGTGGAATGAGCCATAGTGTTAGTGGTATAACTGGTAATAGCAGCGCCACTTCTTATGGAACAACTAATTTCTTTAGTAATTCACAAACATTAGGAGATAGACACTATAGTTTATACTCATTTATCAATAATACAGGTGCGGCTTATGACTTAGCGGTTGAAGGTGATAATGGTATTATTTTAGGATTTGGTGGTAATCAATTCTATCCGTTATTAGATTCAACAAGTTATTTTAACTATACTGCGAGTGATACTATGGGTATGTATGTAGTATCAGAGACAACATTAAATAATCATTACGGATACAAGAATGGAGTTGAGGTGGCATTTGCCGTTAGAACATCAGCTAGTTACAATAGAGCATTTGATATTGGAGGTGTAAATAGAGTTCCTTTAACACCAAATCACGGGGCAACATCAAGTAGAGGATATAACTGGGCGAGTATAGGTTTTGGTTTAACTTCAGGAGATACGGCAAACTTATCAACTATCATAAACACATTCCAAACATCATTAGGAAGAAACACATACTAAAATGATATATTTAAATCAAGGTCAGAATAACGAAGCGGCAGCCATCTGTTCAAGAAACAAGTGGTTGACTGGTCCTGTATGCTATCTGTGGTCAATGCAACATAAATTGTCGCAACAGAAATATCGTTTCATTCCTTTTTTAGTTCCCTCAACAGCTTCATTTAACCCACCTTATGACCTATTTTGTATAAACATTGATGATTCAATTCCTCAAGTTTTAACGGGAGCAACCTATTGTGGTGAGACCAATGTTCATTTGATACCAGGTGAATATGACCTCAAGGTCTATGAGCAACCTTTAGCACTATCAGGTAATACGAATCCTCAATTCGCATACGATGTGGTATATGAAACACTGGTGAATGTGGTGGGAGTTAATGGTTATGACCCTACCGTTTGGTCAGGAACATCAAATACTTATATTGTGTATAATTCAAATAACGATTAAAAGATATGAAGATTAGTCAAATGAACTTTGCCGTGGACAATGTGGACCGTTGGGTAGAGAAAATGTATAAGAACGAACCATTCGTAAGATGGGGGTTAGATAATATGGAAGTGGAAAGATTGTATTGGTATACAGATTTCTCACCAATCCATAACGCTTGTATTCGTGCCAAGGTAAATAACGCTGCAGGTCGTGGATTCACAAAAGATTACAAAATCAACAACAAAGAATGGTTGAACGATGTAATCAAACAGATGTTCTTTGAATATATTGTGACTGGTAATCTCTTTTTAGAAATTGTTTGGAAAAAAGATAGACGACAAGGAATTAGCGGTTTCCATGTTATTCCATCAAAATACATGAGAGCCAAACAACCAAAAGACGCTGAATTATATTCAGACACTTGGTTCTATTCACACGATTGGACTATGTGGAAAAAGGCAGGTATTGTTGAACTAAAAGAGTTTGACCCAACAGCCTATGAAGACAGACAAGTTATCGCAATCAAACAGTATCAACCTGGATACATTTTTTATGGGTCGGCTGATTATGCATCAAGCCTATTGGATATTCGTTTATCTCGTGGTATTTCGGAACACAATTTGCACTTAATCCTTAACGGCGCCTCACCAAGTTTGTGGGTTCATCTGCCTGAACAAGGTCCTGATTCACAAAACGACCAAGAGAACATTTTAAAGAGGTTAGAGGAACGATATGTAGGTTCTGCGAATAGTGGTAGGATAATAGTATCTTGGGGTGGTCCTGAAGGAGAGAAACCTGAGATTACACAGATTAACTCCAACCTCCAACAAGGTATGTTTAGTGAGATTTTTGCATTGGTTCGTGAGAACATCTTGGCAGGACACCAAATCCCTGACGCATCATTATTGGGATTACCAACACCATCAGGATTTTCAAGTCAGGCTGAGCAACTTGAAACTGCTCAGAAACTATTTATGAGCACAACCATAAAACCACTCCAAGAGTTTATCATTCGTGAGTTAACACCAATCTTAGAATTGATGTATCCTGGCGAAGAAATCAACTTGGAGATTGAACAAAACCAATTATTAGCGTAATGAATTACAATGTCCTTTTAATATCAGAACAGAAATTAAAGTCACAGAGTCCTATTGACCCAAATGTTGACTCTGATGAGTTGCGTTATGGAATACAACAGGCTCAGAATATCTATATTCAAGAGACACTTGGGACAAACTTTTACAATGAGATTTTGAATCAGGTAGAAGATGGTTCAATTTCATTATCCGCTAACACCTATAATAAGGAGTTGTTGGACAACTTTATTCAACCTGCTTTGGTTGCATATTCTTACTACATCATCTTGGACAATATGTTCGTTAAATTGGTGAATGTGGGTCTTCAACAATTCCGTTCAGAACAATCAAATCCTGTTGGGATAAAAGAGTTCCAATACCTTAAGGACCAAGCAAGAGACAGAGCACAATTCTTGGACAACTTGATGAGAAGACACTTGGTATTTGAGAACTGGAAGTATCCAAGATATACACAAGTTACCAACAACGGTCAGTTGATTCCTGAGTTCGGTTCACCGTTCAGGACATCTGTAATCCTACCAACAAATAGTAGATTCAATTATTACGGATACAATAGTCCATTAAACTCATTGTTTAATTGTTCTATACCCTGGTGGTATGGAGGCAGACGCTCAGGTGAATAAGATGGAGAAAGACACAACGATAGCAAATGTAGTCACTATGGGTGCTGTGGGTATGAGTGTTATGTCCACCATTCAAATCCTAACCATCATCTCTTTGATGACTGCGGTTGGATTGAACCTGATTTTGATTTACAAACAGTTGAAGAAGAAGAACGATTAATTTTCGTATCGTAACCACCGTTACGATAATCCACATTACTGGATTTCTCCTTTAACATCACATATAAATCCAATTCCTTTTGGAACTTTTGTCTTTCAAAGACAGGTATTGTGCGCTCGTATTCCCTTTTGTTGATTCCCATAGTTAAAATATAATCATTTAATTTTACTTAAACAAATACCCTGAGGTAATTTTTGTTGTTGCCTTAATCTCCAAGTCATTCAACTCATTTTGGACCTTCAGGAAGAACTTATCTGTAGGTGAGATTAGTATGATATACTTGGAGATGAATTGTCTCTTTAGAGTTCGTGCCAGTTCCAAATCCTCATGTGTCTTGACCGCCTTGAGCATCAATCTTACATAGGTCAGGTCTTTTTCGTATTGACTCATCTTAAAATCGTTTTAATATTTGTTTCATGTGATTTTCAACCAAATCACTTCTGGTGGGTTTTTCTATCATGAATGAGGTGTTGGTATCAATCGTGGGAATAAAGTTAATGTAGGTCACATACATGAAGTAAATCGTGGTGTCTGTGATGACCTGTGATATTACCGTTTTGATTGTATCCCCATTACTTATAGTTTCAATCATATCATTTGATTCTAACTCATATTTCATTAGGAATGACCTTTTATCTTTATTCCATCTTATACCTCTTCGTATAGCTGAGATGTGAATACGAGATAGGGATTCTCCACTATTCGTTCTGTATACTCGTGAAATCTCTGAGTTGTTTAATCCCATATTAAATAGGTCGTTTAACCTTTCAAGGTCGTTAGTTGTGTCGTCAATTTTTCCTGCTCCAATCATGTTTTGTTTTTTTATTTTAATTTATGTTTTAATTCAAATTGTCTCCATACTGGTAATTCGTTTGGTCCAATCTTATATCCTAATGTTTTGAGTATTCGTTCTGTCTCCACAAAGTCCCTTTCTGATATTGGATTCATCTTCAGGTAATCGTATTCAGGGTCCGCTGGTTCCTTATCTTTGATGTA